AACCCGTAGCCTCGGCACTTGCTAATAGCTGCAGACCTATTGTTGTATGAATAGTTTTATATAACATTCTAAAAATTCTCCAATCTTATAATTCCACAATGTTCAGGTCATGCAGGATAATTTGGTGTTTCGGGTTTCGGAGGGCGAGTTGGATTGACTGGTAATCCAGGAATAGGAGTACCTGTAATTTCACTTTGTCTTGTTTGACTCATATAAGCTTTATCTGCAAGCCAAAACCGTTTAAGCGTGTCTTCTGGCAGTACAACTAAGCCATCTCGCATGATTTGGTTATATGCCCAGATATATTGCTTTGCGACGTTGTACTCTTTACCAAGATAGGCACTACCCATAATGGCTTGCCAAACCTTAGGGCCATCATTGATTAAGTCATATTCAGGGTTTACTAGCTTTCCTAAGAAATTATCAGGAACAAATCCTGCTAAGTAATGTACTAAGTCCGCTGGATATCCCAATTCATCAATTGCTGAGGTAAATCCCCGAAGCGCTTTATTAAACTCTCCGACGATCAACCAATCGTATGTTTCAGTTTGAATGAAATCCAAATTCGGATAACGATAATGTTCAATTGGATAATTCATGATTGAAGCAATGCCACTACCTTCACCTAAGATGCTTGGTAAAAAGAAAAGTGTGGAGACCTGAGCCTTAGGATAATAATCCCTGACTACTGCGCGTATGCGACGCACGGAGTTGCCCAGCTCCTCTTGCAAGAAAAGCAAATATTCTTGTTCTGTCGCCCCTGAAACATCACTCATCCGATCGGCAATTTCTGGTGCATACAAACCTGTTTCGTTATTAAATTCAACCTTTGTTGGATAGTCATAAATACACGGTTTATCATTGGGATTAATCCACCACCACGGCTCACCTACTTGCATGTAAGGAGTATGACCTTCATTATTTAAAATGCCTGCAAACTCGATAAAGACTTGTTGTAGCCAATTCATTGCTTCAGGAATACAGGGACTCAGCAAATAACTAGGGGGTTCATAACCTGTATATGCATAATTGTTATCCCAATCCCGCTGCGTCCAACTAAGCTCTGCTGCTTCACTATAAATCTCGTATGAAATAGAAAAAATCATTTTCATGAAATGTTTATGTGCTGCACGGGCAAAATGGGTATGCCAAATTGTTGCTTCTCGGTTCAAGTAAGAGTCGAATTGGTCGTCACCCGGACCGCGTCTGACGATAAACCGCTGTTGTTCTATATCCCAACGGGAATCATAAAAATGAGACATTCCACAATAGTGATTAATAAAACCTCGATAACCTAAGTCATAGCAGTTTTTTATCAAGCGAGCTGGGTTCACATTGTAGCTATCGTCATAGCCAGTACACATGCCTAAAGTATGTTGTGGAATACTTAAAGATTTACGCTTATACGTGCTATTGCTTCCAGTACATCGAATCTTGCTAACATGCAATTCACCTTGTTGTGGTCGCTCCAAAGGATCACTTAACTCAGCATTAAATCCATGGGTTAAACATCCAATAAAGATACGGTGAATGTCTTCTTTCGGAAATGGAATGTTCTGCTCATAACCACTGACTACAGTGTTCCAATCAATCGTGATATCGGCATGGGTTGCTGTTAAAGTTACTGGATCAGCAAGATTTGCTAATCGTAAATAGTAAGGTGATTGGCCTGTTTCGCTATCGTCATTAACAATAATCGTCATGACTAACCCGAGATGTTCATTATCAATTGCAGGCACATCACCTGAAGTATCGATAGAAAAAGATAAAGTACAGTTTCTAAAATCACCTTTTGTTTCATAGGCCAAATATGGGTGCATCGCTTGATCTTCACTAAAGAAAATAGCTGCAGCGAAATCGTTTTGACGTCGTGAAGTAAAATAGACATCAAAAGCATCTTCAGCCTCACCCACAAGGCAGAAGGACATACTTCGTGGCCCATCAATTGTCCAGCAGTCGGCGGAAAAACGAGGGATGGTACTTTCAATGATATGAAAAGCTTCTTGAGTGGAATCTTGGCCTAAATAGTTGCTTATCTCTGTTATTTGATCTTTCAAAAAAAGAGTTCGATTTCCTAGTGCTTTTGCTTGTTCATTCATGTTGCCATTAATGCCGCCCAAAGCTAATTCATTTTTTTCAAGTAAACGAATTGGGGACCACTCTGATTTACTGATTATTTCACTCACTTAAATTGACTCCATTTAATCTATAACTGCCGTCGAGTAACCAAGTACCATCTAAATACAATCCACCTGCGGCCTGAGCGAACTCAATTTCTTGGCCAGTAATAACGGCCGCTGCTGTGTAAATACTCGAAGTACTTTCAAGAACGAGTGATATTCCAGTAAGGTGAGAACGTAAATTTTTATAAGTACGGACAACTTTCGTTAACTCTTTAAAATCAAACTTACTGATATTATTTTGACTAGTCTTAATAAAAATATTGAATGTATAAGGCTTACCTTGTGGCACCATGTTGAACCATTCTTGTACGACAATTGGAAACCCCAATGAATTAAGCGCGCCATCTAACGATCCAATCGTACCTTTAATACTATGGTTCTTCAGGGAGGTTTGTATGACTTGCCGCTTTTGAATTTCGGTCCAATCTTTATTCCATACATCAACTGAACGTTCCCATGCTAACCATGGCAAAACTTCAACTGGTGCATTCAGTGGATCATTAAAGCTGCGTATATTTACTTCAATATTTGAAACACGTGAAAATGCACTTTCAAAATTCATTTCAAATTTAGTGGAGTTTGGGGGCAGTAATTTACTCATGTGTCCACCTTTGAAATATTAATGCTGGTGCAATACGCAACTTGGCCGATTGAAGTATCGATATTGCTTGCAGGTGAAATCAAATTGACACGGCTGACACCTGCTTGGTGGAGTGCTTGGTAAATCCCAGACAATGAAACGCCATCATTAAATGAATGGACTTTTTGGATATATTCTTCTGTGGCTTTATAGCAACTGTTCAAAACGATAGTTTCATCTGGACCTTCATCAATATAAATTTCTGCTTCAATGATGTAATTGATAATAGATGCCGAATAAATAATAGGACGATCTGTCAAAGGGCGAACTGATTTAGCATTCAAAGCTGTATTCACAACATTTAAAAGGTCTTCTGATGCAGTACCATTGCCTTCAGTAGAAAGCACATAGATATTACAAATACCCATTGGGTTTTGGTTTTCATCTAATGGCGCATAAGGATAAATGTCTTTAACCCGTACATCGGCGTTGAGGCCATGGAAAATGTATGAACCTTCACTACCAGCAGTAGTTTGGCCTTCAGGTGCAAGTTGCACACGCTTACGGAGTGATGCATCAGTTTCGTATATAGCTTTTGTTGTTGAGGTTTCAGCAGTAATTAATTGGCGTTTTAGATTTTTTTCAGCAGCTTTATGTTCAAGGTCTATTCCTGAAGAATATGCAAGTAATACGGCTTTAGCCGAATCATTGACATGCTGACGTACAATCATTTCTCGAAATGCAAAGACTTCTGCTAGTTTGTAAGCAGGATCAGATTCACGAAGTCGTGTATAAGAAATACCAAGGGCATCCATACGACGATAATATTCTTGTAGTCCAGCATCTAAAATTGTTTCGTAGTTTATTTGCTCTACAACTGTTGGTTCAGGTAGTTGAGATAGATCAATTGCATTAGTCGATTGAGTCATGTTGAAGCGCCCATTGTTAATGGAATTGATAATTTATTGATGTCTGAAGAACCAACAATTTGCATTTCTAGATCCAATTGGAAACGGCTATTTTCTGCCTTAGAAAAATGAGCATTGATCAGTTTGATTCGGTCTTCCCAAGTCAAAATGGCTGTAGCACTTGCGGCCATCACTTGAAGGCGGACAGCATCATTAAAGGGTTGATCGAGCAATTTAAAAATCATAGAACCGTATTCACGACGCATCACTCGGCTGCCAATGGGCGTAAATAAAATGTCTTGAATGGATTGTTTAATGTGAGGAATGACCTCGAGGCTTTGACCAGTTTCACGTGACATCATGCTTTTGACACTCCTGTATCTGATCCACCAGATTGAACCCCACTATGCTTGTGGTTTTTAAGACTAATGCTTCCGGCATTCACATCAGATTCTGTACTGAAGTTGCCAGTAGAGTGACTGCTACCTTGGATCAATTGGCTGCCACCTACTGTATTATTTCCAGTCATGGCAGTACTGCCATTGACCTGTAAATTACCGTTAATGGAGGTATCGCCATTGATCGTGATACCTCCAGATGCAGTAAGAATGGCCGTTCCTCCATTGGGGAGGATGGCTTGTAATGAATGATTAGCAGTGTCATAGCTGATCATGGCCCCATCCTCATAGACTCTTAATTTAATATTTGGGTTCAATGATGGAGTCGGAAAAGATTCATTGTTTAAACCAACCAAAACAATGCCGAGGGCAAGCTCACCAGTTGGGCTGAAGACGACACATTCCTCATTGATGCTAGGTAAGTCATGACTTAGGTCTGCACCTGCGCGTAAATTAAATAGACGTAATTCATCGGTCACGATATCGCCGAGGTCGACTGTGACGGTATGAAAAGGTTTAGCAGGGGTAACGCTTTTAATTCGTCCTAAACGGATCAAATTTTCTAAGCGGCGATGGATTTCAGCACTCATGTGCCTACTTTGCGTTAAGGGTTCAAAGCTTGCATTAATGGCAATTTGTAAGAGGGGATATTACAAATAGAGAGACTTCATTTTGCTCTAAGATTTAGGGCTTTAAATGCCTCATGACTGAGTCTTCAATCATTTGAATATCAGTTGGAGCAAACCCCAACAATTCACGTTTGGGATAGGTAATGGATGGCCCATTTTTACTGACACGGGCACGTAAACCATCTTGGTGGATACGAGCTACAAAAACGACATTACTCAGAAAACCAACGCTTACCATCTCGGCATTTGAAAAATTTCTAAAATAACGCTGCGATCGGAGTTTGGTGAACATTTTACGACGAATTCTTTTGCCTTCGCGTAAACGTCTCGGAGCAAAGCTTGAGCCATCTGGGCCAACTTGTGCCGCAATACGTTGCTGTTGGCTTTTTCTTAAATCTGCTCCAACCTTTTTATTCAGCTTCGTCATTTCAGCATCGCTGAGTTTATTCAGCATCGGCGTTAGGTATTTGACCAAATCGTCTAAGTTATCACGCATGGCTTGACCCTTATGGTTTCTTCGCTAAAGGCATTTCGAGTGCGACTATATTTAAAGTTTCAACACTGGTCCACGTTGCTAAGAGGTTGCCTTGATCATCTAGCAATTCGCATTCGGTTGCAGGTGAAGCGGGTTGGTACTGAGGTTCTTCGGGATAAGAAAAGTTGTAGCCACCATGCTCTTGCAGTTGAATAATCACACGTTCTGTCAGTTCTAATTCAAACATGACATCGACTTTATCGTTATCAATAAATTCAGCCTCGAACTTCACAGCATCTTTGTTTTTATCTAAATTGGCGAGTAACTCTGATTGGTGTACGCGAATCCATTGAAACAGTAAGAAGGCAATCAGGTCAGCATCACCTGTAAAGTCTTGAATGACAAACTTCACAGGTGAAATACTTTCCATGCCGTAGCCATTTGCAAGCGTAGTACGATAACGACCGCTTTCAATATGCATGCTGAGCTTATCTGGGTTGTCCTGGAGGAACTTCAGATGACTCACCAAATGTTCGCGCAGACTAATCGGCTTTTTCATGCAGTTTTTCTCTGGTAGTTTGGATCGAGGCGATTCATCACTCGAAGGAACTTGCTGTCATAGCCCAGCTTTTTATAGTTGCGACCGTTATATAAGCTAAAGACTGCATCCCAATTCTCTTGGCGTAATGCTTCTAGCAAAGTCCATTTTTTCCCAGCGACCGTTCCCGACTTAAATTCACAAAAGCGGAGAAAGGCTTCAAACTGTAGGCTTTCACTTTGATAATGCGTAAGCGTCCGCTGAACCCCATGTCTATTTTTTAATTTGAGTTGGATTTCCAGCGGTGTGGTAGCAATTCTTCTATTTGGGTCACTTTATGGGTCGGCAATCTTTTCAGCACATCACTTAAATAGGCATACGGATCCAGCCCATTCAGCTTTGCTGACTGGATTAAAGTCATGATGTTTGCCGCTCGCTGACCACTGCGCAGCGAACCTGCAAATAACCAGTTCTTACGTCCCAACGCCCAAGGCCGCACCTGGTTTTCCACCCAATTATTGCAAATCGGTAGATTGCCATCATCCAGATAGCGGCTTAAAGCTGGCCAACGCTTCAGAGTGTAATTGATGGCCTTGGCGGTTGGAGAACTCGATGGCACCGTCAGTTGATGCTGGTTGAGCCATTCATACAGTTGTTGCATCACCGGTTGACTATGCTGTTGTCGGTATTCGCGGCGCTGTTCTGCTGTACCATCGGTCTTTCTCCTGAGTTCTGCTTCTATGGCATACAGTTTCTGAATCAGCACTAAGGCCTGTTCAGCGACCTGACTTTTCTTGGTCACATGCAGTTCATGGAATTTACGACGAGCATGCGCCATGCAGCCCACCTCAATGACTTGGCCTGATTTAAAGCGTGCTTTATAACCACTGTAATCATCACAGACTAGATGGCCCTGCCAGTCTTTCAGGAACACTTCAGCATGCTGGCCTGCACGACTATCCTGAAAGTCATAAATCACGGCTTGAATTGGATTATATTGGGTTGTTGCATAGGCCCAGACATAACCTTTCTTCGGTTTTTTCTCATCATCACTCATCCGCATGATGGTGACTGGTGTTTCATCTGCATGCAGCACCCGCTGTTGCAGCACCACCTCTTTTAAAGCATTGGCCAGAGGCTCCAGTTCTACACCGCAGCGACCTATCCAGTCAGATAAAGTTGATCTAGAAAGCTCGATTCCCGCCCGCTGATAGATCAGACGTTGACGGTACAGCGGTAAATGATCTGCGTATTTCGAGACCAACACATGGCTAAGCAGTTCAGGACTGGCAATGCCTTTATCAATCACATAGGCGGGCATCGCTTGCTGAGTCAGGGTGTCACACTGATCACAGACCCATTTGCCACGCACATGCTGTTCCTTATAGAACTGTGCCGGTCTGAAATGTAGTTTTTCACTGATATCTTCGCCGATACGACGCAAGGTGCAGCCACAAGCACATTGGGTTGATGTTGGTTCATGCTCGATACGGATGGTGTGTAGATGATCGGGCAGCAGTCGACGTTTAGGTTTGTTGACTGTGGCTTTGTGTGTCGCTGCATCAGTTTTATCTGCATTCAGCCGTTCCAGTTCCAGATCAACAGCGGCAATATCTTCTTCGACCGCTTCATCCCAGAGATGGATTTGTTTTGCGGTGAGATGTTCGTTTTTACTGCCAAATTTGTGCTGTTTAAATAGTGCGAGCTCATGCTCGTATTTTTGCGTGAGAATGGAAAGATGTTGAACTTGAGCATCTAATTGCAGATTGGATACTTCAAGATGCTGAACTTTGGCATCTAATTGCTGGTTTGATTGTGCCAGAGACTGATGTTGCATTGCCAACTGTCTAGTAAATTCCAGCAGTTGTTCATGGGTCAGTTGGCTTAAATCAGGCAGTGTATTCATGACCGCAGTATGCCTGAGGTCATGAGAAGAATGAAATAGAACGTTTGGAGAATAGCAGAATGGACCAAGCTAGTTTAGAGCATTGTGACCAATTGCTGTCGTCCAATGCGCTGCCAAGGCAAACCCTGGATCAGTGCCTGTAACTGTTCTGGACTGAGTGCCAGGGTTTCACCCTGATGAACTTTAGTCCAGTGAAATTTGCCCTGTTCCAACCGCCGAGCACACAGCCAGATCCCCAGTCCATCATGTACCAGCACTTTCATGCGATGGCCACGTTTATTACAGAACAGGTAAGCACAATGCGGTTTGATGTAGCCAAAGGCTCTCACCACCTGAGCCATGGCCGTATCCATACCTGCACGCATGTCCATGGGCTGGGTAGACAACCAGATTTCATCGATACGGATCATGTTGTAAGTGCCTTGAGTAATTCTGCTAAAGCAGATATTTCTGATACTTGCCATTTCAAGCCAATTTTTGCTTTTGAGTGGGGTAAAGTAATTTGAACCGTTAACATGCCAGTAGAAATAGGATCTAATGGTGCAGAGCAAGATAAGGCAATAAATGCAGGTTTATTCGGTAGTAGTGAGCGATCATTCCCTGGCTTAGCATCAATTAAGCGAATCCATTTGGATACAAGATGTGTATTCAATCCATGTTGCAAAGCGACCGAAGCAATTGAAACCTCCGATGCTTTACACGCCTGAACGATCTGCTGTTTAAATTCAGCACTATATGTTCTTCGTATTATCGTAAGAGATGCGATGGATGTCTGGTTATTTGTAGTCATAAATTTAAGTTCCCACTTGTTTTTAAGTGAGGACTAAATTAAGGCTTATAGGACGAATTCATAAGGTGTGTTTAGCGGACGCTTACTGAAAGACAGCAAATAACTCAATCATTCACCATAAAAAAAGCGACTTCAAGAGTCGCTTTTTTTTAACATCAACTTAGTTATCGCTTACGAAAGCAATATCCGCCAGTCCAGCTTCACTCGCACGAGACATAACTTGTGCGACCATATCGTAACGAGATTCTTTATCTGCACGAAGTTGAACCGTTGGCTTGGTTTCCAACTCACCCGCTTCATTAAAACGCGTTTGTAGTTCTTCCAAACTAATCACTTGATTATCCCAAGCCACTTCACCTTTTGCATTAATACTCACCGTAATGGCTTTAGGTGGAGGATCTACAATATCAGCCGTCGTTTTTGGTAAAGTTAATGGAATTGATGGGTTGGCAACGGTCGCTGTCACCAAGAAGATGATCATCAAAACCAGCATAATATCAATCAGCGGAATGAGATTCATCTCATTCATGCCAGCATCGTTATCGTCACCCAATTGAAAAGCCATTAAGCTTGACCTCCAACTAAACCTTGTTGAGTCGCTTTACTTTCTACTGCCGCAGGTGCTGAGTCTTGTTGCAACATGGTATCAATGAGCAAGCCGTGTGCT